ATTACCAACATCAATATAGAAAATTCTACGCTCAGGAGCACGAGACAATCTATAGATTACCAGCGAATCCTCAATCATTCTGAGTTGATTGAGAGACTTAATTGCTTTGTGGAGATAAGAAAGAGTTGATCCCTTATTACGATCTACAAGTCCAGATGAACAATAGGTAATAGAATCTTTTGAAAATTTAATTCCTGCGTTACCCTGTGCAGTTGCCGGACTTTGAGTAGGATATGAACTCTTTGGATTATAGAGGAAATACTCTTCAATCTCAGGGAATTCATATTCCATGGGATTGTCTGTACCCTTATTAATATTCGCTAAACGATTTTGATCGTTTTTTGATTTCTTTTGTTGGCGAATATAACGCATTTTCATCGCGTCAATATAACGCAACTCTTGAATCCCCTCATGAGGATTCTTCATATCAATTACTTTATGATAATAAAGACGCCCGTCAATGTACCAATTCCTATAGATTTCGTGTGCTTTTTTGTCAAAATCCAATAAACTAAGGATAAACTTAAATTCTTCTCTAATCTTTTTCTTGATGCCATCACTAGCATTCAGATTAGATAGTTCAATTTCAACAGGTGAATCGTTCGTATCTGCAACGATTGCTTCATTTACAACATCTTCGATGGCACTATCACATTCGGGGTGAAGTGCCATCTCACGATAGCGTTTAATTAAATCAAACTCTGTTTTGTAGACTCCTTCAATGTCAACATATTGTCCAAAAAAACCACTTGTCAGATAGTGATCAACCCCGTCCTCATTATTAGGAGGAACGGGGGAAACCACGCTGGGTGGAGTTTTTTCGGTATCCTCAATAGAGAAACCAAATAACTTAGCCATGATTTAATATTAGTCCTTTTATTGGACTATTTATCTGGTTACGCTATTGCGCTGATCAGCAGGGCCACCATTAGTGCTGTTAGCACCAGCAACCCAATATTGAACCTGGAAGGTTACTGTAAATTCTTCAATAGTATCGGCACTATCATATGACAGTCCAATTTCAGAAACCTCAGTTGGGAAAATATCGCTGAAATAATAAGTTCTCAGTGGAGAAACGTCTGTGCGTCCACCACTTCCATCATCACCACCAGAGTTTGTGACGGATTGCAATCCTTGATTAGCACCTCTGCCGAGTTGATGAACAACAGCATTACCCATGTAAGATCCAGGTGAAGTTGCACCAGAACCATCAGTGAGTTTGTTAATGCCGTTCATCCACTGCTCAAACTTATCTCTAAGTCTGAAGTTCTCGTCATTGATAATGGTAATTGTCCAAGTATCAAAAGTTCTATCACCAGCAACCTTCAGAGTTCTTCCTCTAAAAGGAATCTCAATAGGAGTGATGTTTGAAGAGGGTAGAGCAGCTGCTTTGCAAAGAAACTGAAACTCTTCTTTGTCATCATTTCCAAAGTCACCCATGTTTTCGCCACCAGGCCATCCAGTGATGTCAACTTCAAATAAATTAGGACGGGCACCGCCCCCTCTGAGGGCGGATTTAAAGTTAGTGATCGTTCTTAAGTTTGCCATTAGTTGTGTCCTCCGTGATTATTGTATGATATTATCAAACTCTGCCAGTGACTTCTTCAAAAGCAACACCTGTTCGTGTGGCGACGAACGTCAAGGTAACATAATTAATTGATTTGGTGGGTTTCAAGAAGATGTCTGCTCTGAATTCATTGTTGTCAATGACTTCAGGAGTGTTGTTGGAGGAGTCGCAGATGACGCGGAAGTCATACAGTCCTCTCTTCGCTTGTACATCACGAAGATAAGGTTCAACAGCATTGGTGAAGGAAGATCTAGTGATCTCATCATTGAACTCAAAGAGTTGATCGTTAGCAAGTCCTTCCAGTGCTTTTTCAACTGTAAGGAAGAGACGACGAACGTTGATTCTATCAAATGCGGATGCAAAACTCAATCCGGTTCTATCACCATAAAGAACAGTTCCAACTCCAGGTAATGTTATGATAGAGTTCACTCTTGCTTCATACAGAGAATCTCTCTGTGCTTTGTTGGGATTGTATGCGAGTTTGATCGCATTGTTAAGGACACCTCTTTGTTGTCCTGCGGGAGAATACCAAGGGAACTGATCAATTTCAGTTCTTACCATCAGTCCTGCAATATCACCATTAGTTGGGATATATCGGAATTGATTATTGAATCTGTCATATGTGTACTTGTATCCACTATCAAAGACAGCGAATGAAGAGGATGACAGGGAACTAAAGAATCTAATGATATTATTTGTTTGATCCGTGGTGGAGGCAACATCAACTACATTTGATCTATCGGGCGAGATACAAGCGACACAATCTTTTCTGCCGTTAGCAACAGCGATCAGTTTTTGTGCCTTTGCTTGTGATTCTGCCTCAGTGGTGCATCCAGGGCCCATGAGGAGGAAGTTAACTTCAATCTCATCTTTATTGGAGAACAGATCATAACCAGCGGTAAGATCGCCAAGAGAGGCAGACATACCTTTGTTGTCTGTTCCGCTATAGTCCTTACCGTTAGTAAGAGTATAAGTCTTGTTACCTACAGCAGCAAAGGTTACATCTTGTGCTGCTTGTCCAAATAATCCTTCAGAGGTTGTGAATGGTGTGAATGATGTTGAGAATCCAGTTGCAACTGGTTCTGTTCCATGGAAACTATCTGCTGCAGCAGAAACATTTCCACCAGCGTAGACATATTTGGAACCCTGTGCGAGATAATCTTTATAGAAGGTTCTCTCAGGAGATGCAAGTGCAGATACAGTATCAGATGCCTTTGAGATAAAGGTATTCTTTTCAAGGATATTGCCCTTGATTCCAGTTACAGTTCCGGTATCATCAACAACGACAACATGCATTCCATCACCCTTACCGTTTCTATCAATTACATATTGACTTGAAACAGGTTTTGGAGCAATTTCTTTCCAGAAGATAGTTGCATTAGTGAGTCCTAATGTCTGTCCATCATACCAGTCAGTAACTGTTCCTGCAGTTCCTGTTGATCCAGTATTGATACCAGAGTTATTGACGAAGAACAGGGTATCGGAAGATTCAAAAGATTTGTTAGGATCAGATTGAACATATGTGATGGCAGTTTCAGTACCAGCACCAGATACTCTAGAAGTAATCTTAACTACGATACTACTATTACCATTAGTAGAGTCGGTAGTAACACCAGTGATGATTGCTTTGAGGTGTCCATCAACAGTCTTTGTTGTTCCTACACCTGCTTCTGTACCCGACAGTACTGAAGTGACACCAAAACCGATTGTAGCGCCAAGGTTACCCAGATCAGTGGTATTAATACCAATGACTTGATCACCAAAGTCGTCAATCGTTGCAACCTTTAGATTATTCAGATAATTTCCAGGATTTTTTCCTGCATAGTAAAAGTCAGTTGCAGAAGTATAATTTGCATTGTAGTCATCAAAATTCTTGATTTTGAGAGTTGTTGATGCAATACCTACAGCAGCGTTCGCATTATTGAGGTTAGAACCATCAACTCTGACGACTTTAAGTCTTCCGCCATACGACAGGAAAGAGGATGCAGTCATCCAGTATTCGTAGTGTCTATCTGTGGAGATAGGTTGTCCGAATACTTCAATAAGTTCTTCTTCGGTGGTGATGTCAACTGCTTCAGATACAGGGCCCAGACTAAATGGGCCAGCAATCGCACCGTTGTTCTGAAGAACATTATCAGCTCTTCCTACGGTAAGATCAACCTCCCTTACAAGTATCCCAGGAGATAATTGAGGAGTCGCCATGTTTTTCTCCGTTGTCTCAGTTTATCTAAGAATATTTAGAATTCTGACTATTTTCAGCGGGGAAACGTGACGCGAACTACCAATCTGGATAGTCCCAATCCAAAAATGGTGTTTGTTTCTTTCTATTATCTATAATTCTTTTGATAGTGCATTCCTTACATTCGTATGAATATGATGATGCAACTGCACCTCTATCCTTTCTTGTCCTGTAATATCCTTCTATTAAGTTCTTAGTTTCTCCACACACCCTACACTTTCTATCATTCAGAAGCAGATGCCCCAGTTTTATCTGCTTATCTAAATCCATTAATACTTCCACATATAATCCATACCACCAGCAGTCTCACCATACTCTGATGCACCAAACCAACGATCACCTTCACCATCGACAAAACTTGCATCATCAAGTCCATCGTCCATAAAACCAAATGGTGCCATGTCTTGTTCAATCTGATTTTTCTGCTCTTCGTAAAGTCTCTTCCTAATGTCTTGATCAGTAAGTTCTTTGAAATAATCCTGAGCAACTAACCAGGCATAGATGACAAGACACATTGCTAAATCATCGTGACATCCATCCTCAGCCTCAAAGGAATTGTTTTTTGAGATGAATGTAGTCAGTTCTGATATAATATCCAAATCTTTGAAAAGAAGTTTATCCTCTTCAATCATAGTCTTCAGATTAAGAGCTCCAACTTTCTTGACTGTCTTAGACATCTTCACGCCTAATTGAGTCTTCTTGCCAGAGAATCCTTGTCCTACAACTTGTCCTGCTCTACCTCTCATAGAGCACATCAAAACGTTCTGATACTCTAAGTCATAATGAAGAAGTGAAGCTACTTGATCACCAACATCATTGACTTCACATAACACATATGCGCTATTATAGTTTTTTGCTACTTCCCATATAACATTTGGGAACAACATCGGTTTGATGTCATTGTTCCTATACTTAGCAACAACTTTGTGAGGGAAAGATGTAATGTCAACGCATACAAATGCCGAATAGTCTTCTCCTACACCTCTTGCAACGTCAACTGTAATCACATAATCATGATCTTTGACTGGTTGCTCATATACCTCTAATCCTGCATTTGATTGTATGGGGTGATCGTAAACCAGAGATTTTAATTTACTAGCAGCAATAAGCGTGTCAATAGATCCTAAGAACTCACACTCAAACTCAATCTTGAACTGCTGTTCCGATGTGTTTGCAATCGTTTGTTCTTTCCACGCTTCATCTCTGCCTGGAACCTCGCTCCAGTGAACATCAGTTGGGATATATTCATTCTTACTCTTCTCTGCATCACTCCACATACGGTAGAAGTGATTCATACCGTGAGGGGTAGATACGATGATTACCTTGGTGTTTTTACCAGAAGTAATAGTAGGATAAACAGAGGCAAAGAACGAGTCAGCAATGTGATTCGGGACGAACGCGAACTCGTCGAGAAAGAGGATGTTAAATGACATACCTCGGACAGCACTTGCAGACGTAGATGCTGCCAGTATCTTACTCCCATTCTCTAACTCCAGTGAACCCTTATTCCATGCAATAATACCCTGCTGCATCCACTTAGGCAAGTTTTCATATGCAGTCTGTAACCTACCTAAAAGTTCCCTAGCTGTTGCTGCTTTGTTAGCAAGTATGCCAATATTAACGCTGTCATTAAAAACCGCGTAATGCAGAAGATAAGAAACCACCGTAGTAGACTTGCCAGTCTGGCGCGGCATTTTGCAGATGTTAAATCTATTTTCATGGAAGTTAGTAATTAACTTTTCCTGAAATCGATATGGTTTGAACGGAACAAGTCCTTCATCCAAACTAACAATCTTTACATACTTATTGGCAAAATAAACTGGATCCCGTTGACACTGAACAAATTCAATGATTTGCTCTTCAGTGAACTCAATCGGGGTATTCGCTTTTTTTAGATTAGGATTGCCAAGATATACATTATCAGCCATAAAAAATTAATCCTCAATAAATGTCACTCCACAACTTGCTGATTGCATAACTGCTGTGGATTCGACTGCCACTGCAAGTTTTGTTTGTGGTGGAAGTGCAATTC